TGACCAGTGGGAAGTTATAGAACTACCCGCCATACTACCTAGCGGTAAACCCTTATGGCCAGAATATTGGAAACTAGAAGAACTAGAAGGCGTAAAAGCTAGTTTACGTGGCGGTCCTAAATGGCACGCCCAGTACATGCAGAATCCCACCAGTGAAGAAGGTGCACTTATAAAACGTGAATGGTGGATGGAGTGGCATAAAGATAAACCGCCAGTGTGTGATTATTTAATACAAAGTTACGACACAGCTTTTTTAAAAAGTTCAAGTGCGGACTACTCAGCTATTACTACGTGGGGCGTATTTTACCCAGAAGGCAGTATAGGTGAAGATTTATACGACGGCACAGTAGCACATATTATTTTACTAGATTGTATAAAAGGTAAGTACTCATTCCCTGAATTAAAAGGCGTAGCCCTAGAACAATATCATGAATGGAGCCCTGACACAGTAATTATAGAAGCTAAAGCTACTGGTATACCCTTAACGCAAGAGTTACGGAATATAGGTATACCCGTACAAAACTTTACACCCAGCAAAGGAAATGATAAGATTGCTAGGGTCAATGCTAGTACCCCTCTTTTTGAGTCAGGTTTAGTATGGGCACCAGACACAAAATGGGCTAACGAAGTTATTGAGGAGTGTGCTGTATTTCCCGCTGGGGATCACGACGATTTAGTCGACTCTACTACTCAAGCTATGTTACGTTTTAGACAAGGTGGATTTGTTAAATTACCAAGTGACTGGGAAGACGAAGAACTATACTACAAACGTAAAGTGAGTTATTATTAATTATGGCTATAGAAAAAGAACCATTAAATATTGATCAAGACGGCTCAATCGACATAGAAATATTAGATGCGTTAGCGGGTCAACCGCAAGATCCTATGGGCATGGAAGTACAACTACCAGAAGAAATGAACATACAAGGTGATATGACTTCAGCTTTTGAGATAGGTCCCGACGGTAACGTTATACCTATGTTTGAACAAGAAGCAATTACCATGACCGATCATCAAGCCAACCTTGCTGAGTCACTAGACTCCTCAGACTTATCCACTTTAGCTAGTGAACTTTTAGAAGCTTACGACTCCGATAAAGATTCTCGACAGGATTGGCTTGATACTTTTAGTAAGGGTTTAGATTTACTAGGTATAAAAACAGAAGAAAGAGAAGAACCATTCCCAGGAGCCACAGGCGTACATCACCCGTTATTAAGTGAAGCCGTTACCCAGTTTCAAGCACAATCATATAAAGAATTATTACCTCCTGGTGGTCCAGTAAAAACTAGAGTCATGGGGGCGGAAACTCCAGAGATAGCTAGTCAAAATCAACGGGTCAAAGAATTTATGAATTATCAAATTACTGAGGTTATGAAAGAATATGACCCAGAAATGGACAGTTTATTGTTTTATCTACCTTTAGCTGGTAGTGCATTTAAAAAAATCTATTACGATAACTTACTAGGTAGGGCTACTAGCCGTTTAGTTAAAGCTGAAAACTTAGTAGTAGCTTACGAAACAGTAGATTTAGAAACTAGCCCACGTTTTACTCATACTATGACCATGACGGGCAATGATTTAAAGAAATTACAGATGAACGGTACATACCGTGACATAAATATTGGTGAAGCTAGTCCCGATGTTGACTATAATGAAGCAAAAGAGAAGATGGATGAGCTACAAGGCATATCACCTTCTATGACAGACTACGATGAATACACAGTTTTAGAGATGCACGTCAATTTAGAGCTCTCAGAAACCGATGATTACGGGTTTGCGGTGCCTTATGTAGTAACTATACTAGAAGAAAAGGGTGAAATACTGTCAATAAGACGTAATTGGGAAGCAGAAGACGAATTATTCAATAAAAAAGAGTATTTTGTACACTATAAGTTCCTCCCAGGACTAGGATTTTACGGTTTTGGGCTAATTCACATGATTGGAGGGCTTACTAAGTCAGCTACAGCAATTTTACGTCAATTAGTAGACGCAGGTACGCTAAGTAACCTCCCCGCAGGGTTTAAAGCACGTGGAATGAGAGTACAAGGCGAAGATGAACCGCTTAGACCAGGAGAATTTAGAGATGTTGACGTTCCAGGGGGCGTAATACGTGATGCATTGATGCCTTTACCCTATAAAGAGCCGAGTAACGTATTAAGTCAGTTATTAGGCGTAATTATTGACTCTGGAAGGCGTTTTGCTTCAATTGCGGACATGAATGTCGGTGATATTGGCTCTCAACAGCTACCAGTAGGTACTACGGTCGCTATGTTAGAGCGTGGCAGTAAAGTTATGAGTGCTATACATAAACGTATGCATTATGCACAGAAAAAAGAATTTAAACTACTAGCGGGTATATTTAGTAAAAGTTTACCCCCCGTTTACCCTTATGAAGTACCAGGAGCTACAAGGGAAATAAAAGCTACTGATTTTGACGCTAAAGTAGATATAGTACCCGTAAGTGACCCTAATATCTTCAGTATGGCACAAAGAGTAATGTTAGCACAACAAGAACTAGAAATGGCTAGAGCTGCACCAGAAATACATGATTTACGTGAAGCTTATAGGCGTATGTATGAGGCACTTGAAGTTAAAAATATTGACAGCTTATTACCGCCACAAGCTGAAGTACCAGCCCGTGACCCTATCACCGAACAACAAGCTACACTAACAGGACAACCCATACAGGCGTATGTTTTTCAAAATCACGACGCTTACATAACTAGCCATAGTGCATTTTTACAAAACCCAATGGTACAGCAGAATCAAAACGCTACTATTGCCATTCAAGCTAATATACAAGAGCATCAAGCTATGAAGTATAAGCAACAAATTGAACAAGTGTTAGGTCAGCAATTACCAGATATGGGTGAAGGTCAAATGCCACCTGAAGTCATGAACGAAATAGCAAACTTAGCAGCACAAGCCACACAGCAAGTAACGGGTCAGGAACAAGCGTTAATACAAGCACAACAAAACGCACAAGTACAACCGTTAGTAGAATTAAAACAAGCTGAAATACAACAGAAATCACAGAGTGACCAAATAAAAGCTGAAGTAGACTTACTTAAACAGCAATCTACCGAAGCTATAGCCGAAATGAAAATAGCACAACAAAGAGAAGAAGCCTTAATGAAAGAAAAAGGTGATATGCGTAAGGATTATCGTGATATACTTAAAGATGTAAGAGATTCCGATAATAGAACTAAAGGTAATTAATATGTTAAATAAAGCTAATTTTGAAGAAATGATGGGCGGTAACGCCAACCGCAGACGTATGAGAAACGGCGGTGAAGTACCAAAAGGGTTTCATAGAATGCCAGACGGTTCTATAATGAAAGATTCTGATATGAATAAAAAAACTAATGGCGGGTCAATGACTAACGCCAAAAAACATTTAAGGAGACCATAAAATGCCAGGTAATAGAGGTAAAAAGAAAATGATGAATCGAGGTGGCGAACCTATGAAACTGAAAAAAGGTGGAGCATCAAGTAAAAAGAAACGAGGAATGGCTAGAGGTTGTGGAGCAGCAACTAAAGGCAAGGGGTACAATAAATAATGGCTAAACCAGGACTATACGCAAATATACACGCTAAACGTGAAAGAATAAAAGCAGGCTCAGGCGAAAAAATGAGAAAGAAGGGAGCGAAAGGAGCACCTTCAGAACAAAATTTTAAAGACGCAGCAAAGACTGCTAAAAAATCGCACGGTGGTGCACTACACGGCGGACAGAAAAAATTAGATAAAAATAAAGACGGTAAAATATCTGGTGCAGATTTTAAAATGATGCACACAGGCGGTGAAGTGGTGGCTGGTAATGCTAATCGCAGAAGAGCCCGAAACCATGGCTAGAGCTAAACCCAGAAGAGGAAAAGCTAAAGTCAAAGTAACTAAATCTGGTAAAAGAGTTAGTTATGGACAAGCAGGTAAAGCCAAAGGTGGCGGTCCTAGGGTAAAACCAGGAACTTCTAAAGGTGACTCTTATTGTGCTAGAAGCTTAGGAATTAAAAAGAGGTTATCTAAAAAGAAAAGAAATAACCCAAACACCCCTAACAACCTATCAAGAAAAAGATGGAAATGTAGTGGTGCTAAATCGAGAAGAAAATAATTAGAATGCTGGATAAACTACGTAAACAAATAATAGAACGACAAGAGCAACTTAAAGAAACTCTTGCAGGTGGCGGAATACAAAACTTTGAAGCGTATCACAAGATAGTAGGCGAAATAACAAGTCTGTCGTTTACTCTCTCACTTATAAAAGACTTGCATAAGGATAATGACGAATAATGTCAAAAGCAATAGAAGCCTTTGGTTCAGGCGGAGAACCAATACCCGATAAAGTAGAACGGTTTGTGGAACCTAAAGAGGTAGCACCTAGTGTCACCCCTGAAAGCGTACACGAAGATGAAGATCTACAATCAAAACTCCCTAAACCAACGGGATACAGAATATTGATACTACCTTTTAGTC